CCCCGCTTCGGTGACCATCCAGAGGTGGTACATCATCTTATATATAAAGCGAAGCGATACTTGTTCGCGTATCTGTTTCTCGAAGGCTCTATCAGATCAAGACCCCTCCCCCCTCAACCTAGGCAAAAAGAGTCTCCTCCAACCAACCACTCAGCATTGATATATATACTATACCGGTATAGTATATAGGTATATGCCTAAACAAATGATTTGGATACGCCAGGAAGACTGGGAAGCCTGGACGAACGTCAAAGACCGTCCGGCGATGCTCCACGCTATTCTCCAGCAGCTTAAACAGAAACAGGAAGCGCAGAAGCTCAAGGAGGAGCCGCATTATGAACCAGTTGAATAAGGGATGCGGCTGCCCGGATTGCCGAGCTAAATACACTGGCCAGCCTGAACCTGCCCATATGACTCACCAAGAGATCCTTACCAAAGCAATTGAGAAGGCGATAGCTGGCGGGTGGAAGTGGCACAGCACTAAACATAACCGTAAATTCCTGAGAACCGGGTATTACCTTGACGGTGTCGGCATCTGGTTCGAGGAGCTAGAGCTCGTAGATACAGAAGGCGTGCCAGCCGAAATGGTTATGGGTATCGACACCTATAAGACCATCTTCAACCACGACTTCGCCCGTGCGCTGTGGGGCGAAGGTACCGAGTTCAAGCGCGACACTAAGCACGAGTTGTGGTCTTACGACGGCACATACTCCCCCGACTTCGAGGGTGAGACCTGGCAATACCACCTCCAGCAGATGGTTATCGCCGACGACCCGATTAAATACCTTGGCGACCACCTATGATCCGCTCTATCGTTGGCCGGTCGGTTGTTTTTCGCTTGAATTGATCGTCACTGTGTTACCATAAGAGCAAACAAACACTATTACTCTTATTAACAATTGGGAGACTTATATATGGGCAAGGAGTTGTCCGAGGAGCAGAAGCAGGCCTTACGGGAGAGGCTTGCTAAAGGCAGGGCTACCGCAGCAGCGAAGCGGGCGGAAGCAGCTGTACAGGCCGTCCAACAGGCGGTGAATACTAATAATCCATTACCGGCAGGCCAGGAGCCGAAGCACGGCACCACCACCGTCTCCGGCGATCAGGACCTCGGGGCGCTGATGAAGCAGGCCATCGAGGCGATCCAGATGCTCGCCACCTTACAGGCAGCCGGAGCCACGCAGACCGGTACCGGCATGAAGCTAGCTCCGGACGGTAAGCGTCTGACCGGCACCTACGAGAAGTTCTCGCTCGACCCGAGCCGCTACCAGGACCCCTGCGAGCGCCTCAGTAACGAGCCGCGTCTCCAGCGGTTTGCCTTCAAAGACAACTACGAGCTGAAGTATTACATCGGAGCCAACGAGTACGACACCATCGATCACGTCCACATTAGGGAACCGAAGTTCACCCTGGAGCTGATCCGCAAGATATATAGCGAAGAGACTGGGGAGCTGACGAACGGGCGCTACATCGTCTGCCGCATGGTCTTAAACGAGGACCCGCCGTCGGCGCTGATGATCGCGCACCAGATGGGGCTCGATCCCGAGTCCATGAGTGAGGCCGCCTTCTTAGACGAGATGCGCTACATCAAAATGCGCGACTGGCTGGTTGACTGCTTCTACCCGCCAAAAGTGGGGCCAGCTACCAAGCGGAAGGAAATGGTCATCGGCAATAAACTTGTCGAGTACTACGAGGTCAACTCCTCGACCAATGATAAGGTACCGTTCAACCAGATAGACCCCGCTAAGATGCTCTAGGGCCCACTATGGCCGACACGTACCAACCGTTTGACATTGTGTTTGCTTGCTGTGTGCTACAATACTGCTTGGATGTAGCACACAAAGATGGAACCTAGAAATAAAAAGCCGGAAGCATGTTATAAATGCGGTCGTTCTGAACCTGAGGTACGGTTTATCACCCGTAAGAATGAGATTGGTCAGGTTTACTGGGTACTTTATTGCAGACGGTGCAAGGCTGATGGTGACAACGTACGCCGTAAGGCGCGGAGGGCTGAACTACGGCAGTCCGATCCTGAGGGTTTCTATCGACAAAACCGTGACTGGCAACTACGAATTAAGTACAAAATCACGCTTGAACAGTATATAGAGTTATTCAAAAAGCAGGATAATCGCTGCGCTATCTGTGGAGTTGACGACCGTAAATCACCCTATCTCTATGATATGCCAGTAGACCACAACCATAAGACAGGCGAAGTACGAGCTATTCTTTGCCACCGCTGCAATCATATGATAGGCAAAGCCGGTGACGATCCGGGGCTGCTGCGCAGGGGCGCTATTTACCTGGAGCGCCACTATGGCTGAACATTATGCCCCATTTAATATCCAGAAGGCCGCGCATAAGGCCCTGCTCGCTGAAGGGTATAAACGCGCACTGCTCCTCTGGAGTAGACGGACTGGGAAGACGCGCTGGAGTCTCCAGCAGCTCTTATTCAGCTGTATGCTCCACCAGGGACCCCACCATATCGTCTTCAAGGAATACCAGCAGGCCGAGACGATTGCCTGGGACCAATACCTCCATACCATCCCCGAGAAACTGATCGCCAAGACCGACAAGTCGACGCTTACCGTCACGTTTCATTACTTCGACGGGTTGATCAAGCTCCCGTATTGCAAATCGGCATGTCGCACAATATCAGGAGTCCTCACCCATACTAAAGACTGCGACTGTATCCGCATCGCCTCCGATAAGAGTAAACCGCCCGCTAGTATCCGCCTCTTGGGTTCCGACAAGGCCGACCAGCACCGCGGCGGTGAATCCTACGGCATGGTCTTCGACGAGTACCAGGACCAGGACCCGAGCGCCTGGGATTACGTGTATAAATATTTTCTCGCCACGACCGACGGCTGGGCCTGTTTCATGGGAACGGCCAAACCTGATGACGCCTGGATCGAGATGCAGGAGCGGGCGAAAAGCAGCCCGAAATGGTACTTCAGCAAAGCCACCTGGCGCGAGAACCCGAACATCAGACCGGAGTGGATCGAGCAGGAGCGCAGAGAAGCCGAGTTGGAGGGGAAGCTGGGCGCGTTTCTTCAGGAGACCGAGCTTATCCCCTTTACCGTCCAAGGTGCCGTCTACCCCGAGTTCAACCGGGATATCCACGTCATTAAACAGAGCGAAGTGCCAGACGAAGGCACTGATTACATCGCGCTCGACTTCGGCTTTGCGGAGGGACACCCGCTGGCCGCGTGTTTCGTACGGATCACCCGCGAGGATGTCTGGTACCAGTGGGACGAGATCCACGGCACGAGGATTCAGCTCGACGACTTCATTACCGAGATGCGGGCCAAGCTGGGCGACCGCAGGCTCTCCGGCATCGTGGCCGATAGCGCCCGTCCCGACCTCATTGATTATTTAGCAAGTAAAGGCTTGCCGGTCATCCCGGCCCCCAAGAAACAGAATTCCGTGCCTAGCGGTATTGAGCTCTTTCACCGCCGGTTGCGCCCGAAGATCCAGGTCTTAGGCGACCCGAAGCCCAACTACTACATCACCGCCAACTGTCCCCGGACGATCTACGACTTCCTCCACTACCGCTACCGCGATGTCAAGAGCAATCGTCACCCTTCCGAGCTGCCCGAGAAGAAATTCGATGACGCCCCGGACGCCCTGCGCTACCTCGACCTCTTTTTCAAATTCGGCCAGCCGAAAGACGATAAGCTACCCCAGAGCAGCATGGTCAAACAATTCAACCAATATGGCTTGCTTTAGGCAAGTAGGCTATAATCCGAAGTAGCAAACACAAATAAACACTATGGCCGACACGAAACAACCTTCTATCGACGACGACCCCCGGGTCCAAGCGTACCAAACTGAATATAAGAGTGATTACCTGTCTGACTGGGAAGTCCACCGTGTTTATATCCAGTCCTTCGATCCTTACGAGGCCATGCTCATCGGCATGGTCTACGATTCGGTCTCCGGGTCAGTCGATGGCTCCAAAATTACCGACTCCTATACCACGACGCTTGCCAAGGAACGGGCTGACCGGGTTATGGCCAAGCTCCCGGACGGGATCGTCGAGAGCGCCGGGAAGGTGGATGTCGGCAAAGCCGCCTTCATGGATATCCTCAGACAGAAGTGGATCTATCCGAACGCTAATGCCCAGCAGCCCTTTCAGGAGAAGCTGAACCTCTGGCAGTTTTACTCGGCCGTCTATGGCTACATGCTCATGTTCTACGATTGGAACGTGCGCCCGGATGGAACGGCAGGCCCGGATTGCTGGCTCTGGAACCCGCGCTACTTCGTCCCCCAACAGGGAAGAATCAGCATCGACGACATGGACTATGCGACCGCCCTCACCTGGGTCGGCAAGTCCTATCTCCGCCGTGTGTTGGGTGACGCAACTGGCAAGAAGGTAGACGACAACGACGGAGACGATGATGCCGGGGCGAATGACGTTCCTGATACGGATGACCTCACTAATCAAGACGGATGGAACCGCGACGCGCTCCAGCTTCTGCTCGACCTCAACGAGACCAGCGAAGCCCCGGACCCGCTCCGAGACTCCCAGGTCATGCGCCAGCGCACGCCGCTGCTCCAAAAGCGCGGGATTCTCCTTGCTACCCGCTACGAAGCCGGGGAAGACGGAGAATGGGTCACGTTTGCGCCCGATCATGGTTTTATCGAAGTCCGGCGCGTCAAGAACCCGCATAAGAACGGCAGAATTCCCTTCGTCGCCAAGTACTCGCAGCCGCTCTTCGACTCCTTCTACGGCCTGGGTGACTTCCAGCGGGCCAAACCGCTCCAGTTCGCCCGTGACGGCCTGATTAACTTCTACTTCAAGGGCATCAAGATGAACCTTGTGCCG